GTATAGAAGAGCAGATACTTGAGGATATCCATATTGTTGGCCATGGCTGTGATGTATGTTGTCTACGTGACTTGACATAAATCCACCTTCGACATATCTGTTTATTCTAAAATCTGTTGTGTGCTGTACACTAAATCTTTCAAACTCTTCTGAATATTTTTTTATAACTCTACTGAAGCCGCCATGAACGAGAGGATAGAGAACGCTGTCCTTCTTCACCCAGAACTCATCCATACGAACTCGTTCATTAGATACAATTTCCCCGTCTTTATTTGAGTATGAAGATGCAACGAATACTGTTTCTGTACAGTGTAGCACTTCTTTACATTGATCTACAGATAGAATGTCTTCATAATATTTTACGTAATCACCGACATTCATTAGGGCAACCATCTTACGTTTGTTGAGATAGAATATCTAGGATTTTGTTCACTGCTTTTAGTAGCACTTGCAGAGTGTATTAGCTCATTTGGAAATATTAACATATCTCCAGTTTTAGATTTAATGTTTTGTATACCTCTTACTTCATGTTCATATTGCAATACTGCTTCACCATTTTGTTCGTGAGAAGAGTCAAGATAGTAAACACAACTAACTCCAAGATAATCTTTAAAAATAATATTAATATGATCATGATATTTTCTGTGTTGGTTAAATTGACCAGACTGATATAAATGTTCTGCATTTCTATCTACCCAATCGGCATGTATCCAACCCCTATCTAATTTGTATTCAACTTCCTTACCAATAAAATCAAAAGCATTTTCTATAAATAACCCTTTAAGAATATTGATACTGGTTAAGTCATCAAAATCATAAAAAATATCGAACTCTAAAAATCCATAACCAATTTCTTTTTTGCTATTATACTTATTAATTCTTTCAATAATATCTTTATTGATGGCTTCATAATTATTAACATGATATTTTTTAATCATAGCATACCAGCTTCAAATTTCTTCCAGCCAATTGCGTGACTTACATCCCACCCACGATTATCGATAGACTTTATCACACCTTCGATAAATTTTATAGAGGTTTCCAGATAGCTTATTTTTGCACCAAGTTCTATGATATCATCATCAGAATTAATATACATTGCTAGATCAGTTTTTAATACTTTAAAGTCAAATGGTTTAGACGCATATATCTTTGCATCTGCTTTACCGCCATAGTATTCCCACTTGGCTCTATATAACTTCTGGTAGTCACCTTTATTTTTGACAAGTAAAAGTTCGAACCGTGTTTTATAGTCTAACCATTTTGATTTGATATCTTGGTTGCGAAAGGACTCCTGATCCAGATGCTCTTGATCAGTGATAGGTAGGTCTTTGTATGCTTCTTTTTTCAATTCTTCTAAATTCATAATATACTTTCAAAGTGGAGCAGCAACTTGATAAAACTTTCTTTTAATATTTTGTCTTAAAGATACAGACTATTTTTGACATTTGTTAAAGCTTATCATTTACCACTCATGTTTATTTATAATGCTGTCAAAGTGAAGATATTGTAATTAAAAGATACAGTCATAGTAAAAATTTCAGAATCAGTTCCACCCTGATCATATGATAATGATCCCAAATCTGTAGGAAACATATCTTGAAAATCTATCTGTACAATAGGATTATTTTTATTAGACAATACCATAAGATATCCATCAGAGTACATTGCCCTATCTGGCGTTGCACTTCCAACTGTATCTGAAGTAGGTTTGCTAGATGCGACAGCAGGAGTGTTTGAAGTTACATCTCTAAATTTAGAAAACTGTTCACGATTCTGAGGAAAACCTATACCAGTAATCCAATTATGAAGCGAACTATAGTTCTCTAGATATTCATCTACAATAAAAGTAACTTCGAGCGGCCCATAAGTTAATTTATCACCTGTTATTGGGATATTTTTATAGGGAGATGCTAGTTCAGTAGTATCTAAAGTTATAGTAGGTAGAGTACAAGCAGTCACAAAATATTCAACCTTCGGTAACTGATGAATACCAAATTTAAATTGCGTTGGACTTGCATAGTCTAATTTTGTTGGTTGTCTGTCTAGAGGCCCAGCCATGTTTATCTCCTATTACTATTTAGGTACAAAAAAAGGGGGAGCAAGATGCTCCCCCAAGTTTAGTAATTCCCTTATCTTACATAAGGTTAGTAACTTTAACTCGGCGATACCAAGCGTTTGTGTTTGCATCAAGTGAAGCGTTACTATTAACGGTATCACCAGCTGCAACCGCACCGGCACCAGCGAATGGATTAGCAGCAAGACCATAACGTGTCTTGAAACCAATCTTAGGCTGGAAGGAACTTTCGCCAACCGCACGTACCATCTGAAGAGGCACATATGGGCAATAAAAGAAACCAGCGTCATAAGGCGATGTACCTTTATAACCACAAACATAATACTGACTAGCAGCAACATTTGCAGAATAAGGATCAACATAAACCTTAAAACGTCCGTTCATAACACCAGCAAATGTTGTACTTGTGTCATCTACGGAAAGATTGTTGTTAAGAGCAGGAGTGTAATCTAGTACACCAGCCATGTTCAATGCACTTGCAACGTCAGCAGATACAATCAACATGTTACCCTTACCACGACGAGTCTGTTGACCAATCGCATTAGCATCACGTTCGATTGCGAACATAAGACCTTTAAACTTCTCAACAGACCAACGACCATTTGAGTCGGTGTCTAGATCAAAGATACCAGCAGTTGTTGTGTTAACCTGTGCGCCTGCAACAGCAGTTACATAAAGTGAACGAACAACTTCACGGTTGATTTCTGCAAGAATTTCAGAACTCAAGATATTAGCAAGTTCTGTTTCTGCGTCAAGACCATGAATTGCTTTAAGGTCTTGTGCAAGTTCCATTGTGTACTCTGCTTTTAGAGCACGTGAAACCGCAGTAACCGTGGACTTCTCGATTGAGAATGCCATCTCTGCGAAAGCGTTAGTAGAAGAATCACCCAATGCCTCGGACTGAGCCGTAGTCATACCAGTTGCAGAAACATAAGTTCCAGCAGAAGGACTGTCATTAAGGACAGCAGGGTTAGTCTCGGTTGCACCAACATCACCACCACCAACAGTACCGGCAGCGTTTTGGTTTGCAATATCAGGCATTGCTTCGTCAACAAGTGCTTCTGCACCGTCTTGTGAAGTAAATGTAGAACGCATTGCAAAGATCAGACCAGTTGGGCCTGTCATTGGCTGAACGCCACAAACGTCATAAGCAATAAGGTTAGGCATTGCACGACGAACGAGTGAGATCAAAATTGGGTCCCACATATCCATCTGACCACCACCAGTAGAGTTGGTAGGGGCAGTTTCGGAAAGCATTATACGATCTTCGTTTAATGCCTTTTCTTGGTTTTCCAAGATTACTGTAGTAACAGCTCGCTTATAAGAATCCTGAATTTTTGGTAAATCAGGGTGTTCTAGGACTGGCTGCCACTTTTCTTGTAGATGTTCTGTCTGAAACATTAGTTTCTCCTTTTAAATTTACATCTGTTTTTTATAATATTATGCACTCGCCTTTTGATCACGACTGATAGCAGACATATACTTTCGCATGGTATCTGTCGTATCAATGTCCTGAGCGGTGCTGTCGTCTACATCATCAATAGAGTTGTCCTCATTAACTTGCATTTTCGGGAAATAACTATCCTTCAAAGTACTTAGTTTCTCACGAAAAGACTCTTCCGTAACAAATTCTACGTCTTGTGTTAATGATTTAAACTTCTCAATTTCGGTATCGGCTAAATCTTCGGAAACCTCAGATATAACCTGTTCACGTACTAGAGTGTCTTTGACTTCTTTGCCTTCGACATTCTTTTGAATTTCTTCATTCAAACGAGACTCTAGATCGCTAATCTTTTCACTTTGTGCTTCGAGAACGTCATATTTCTCATCAGGCACATCGATGTAATGGTCTTCAAAAAGTTGTTTCAGTCCAGAGATAAAATCCTCTGCAATCTCGCCTTTAAGTCCACGCTCGATTGCCAATTCATTCTCTTTAGTCCATTCTTCCACTACGTAATTAAGATATGTATCAACCTTATCAGTCATTTCTTCCTTAAAGGTTTCTACTTCAGCGTCTTTATCAGCTGCAGACTCTTCAACAATACGTTCTACTTCTGAACGAATTTTTGATTTAACTGCTGCTTCAAAGATTGTTGCTGCTTTTTCTTTAAACTCTTCTGAAAGGTCTTCACCATCAACAAGAGCATCAACGTCTTCTTTAACATTGATATTTGCAATTTTTTCTTCGATCTCTGCTTTCGCATCTTCGAGTTTCTTCAATTCCTCTTCGGACTCTGCATTACCAGCTTCTTCGAGTTTTGATGCGTGAGCAGCAAGCATTTCTTCAATATCACCTTTCTTCATCTTTGCGATATTTTCGATATGTTGTGCTTTAGTCATTTTTGGTGCCTCTTCAAGAACCTCGTCACCTTCGGGTTCATGGGAAGCAGCAAGTTTCTGGCTTTCGCCTGGCGTTGCTTCGCCTGAACTACCTTGTTTCACTTTAGGCTCCTGTTTTGCACCCGAATTCTGAGCGTCTTTTGTTGCACTTGCAGCTGCAGATGCTTTCTTACCAATCGCTTTCTCTGCACGATCTTCGTCAGCACCTTTTTCTACACTTGCTTCTGGTTTCGCACCGCCGAGGTCTTGGGCTTTTTCGCCGTCAACTGACTCTGCGCTATCTGCACCAGCACTTTTTGGTGCATTATTCTTAGCGGTGGAGACACTATCTCCAGCGTTATCAGAACCTAAGCCTAAATCTTTTGCTTTACCTAAAGGAGCTTCTGAAGCTTCCTCAAGTTCTGCAAGGACTTCCGCTTCAAGTTCCTCAATTGTTTGTTCTAATTCGGACATCAGATGTCTCCTTCTCTTTATAGTTATTATTTATAAATTATAGTCTTTTAAGAAACTTTGCAAACTCTAATGCCTCTATTTTTGCATCACGATTGCGTTGTTTAACGTCTAATTGTTTCTTTAGTTCGATAAGATGTGATTCTACAAGTGCGCCATTATTCCAAACCCACTCTTTTCCTTCCATAACACCCTCAACAAAGGCATTAGGGGCGGAAGGGTCAGCAACAATATCTGCGGCGGTAGCAAGGTAAAAATCATCTTTGACGTAATTTGCACCACCTTTTTGTTGTAAACTTCCCATCCCTCGACTCGATACACCTAATTTACATCCCTCATCCATAAGGGATTTCACAATTTCTCCCATAGGTGTAGACATTATCTTTGCCTCTCCTATGAAATTCTTTCCATCTCGCATTAAGCTTGTAGTTAGGTGTGAAACTCTTTCTAAATTCACTGTTGGGCCGTCTGGGTGTCCGAGCTCCCCATATGCCCTTTTTTCTTCTATAAAGTTTTTATTATACTTACTGACTTCTTTTTCAAGTACTTCCATTGGATATATACGTCCATTACGATTTTTAATATCTGCTTGTAGGAAAATGCCACGAATCTTGTAGTTCTTACCACCGTTTTCTTTTGCTTCGGTAATATATTCTACTTCTTCTACGGCTTCTGAAAATAATTTTATTGATTCCATGTCATTTTCCTAACTTATGTTATCAAAACCTGATACTTTTTTCATTTTTAAAATAATAGTACCTACACATGCACTATCATTTTCGATGTAGATATCACCAGTAATACCACTACCAGCATTATTTGCTAGTGAAGGTAAAGATTGTCCACTACCGTTGTAAGCACCATTACCATTTAGTGTAAGTGCAGTTACGTTTGATGTAGCGTCCCATTCAATCTCTGTCACTGAACTAACCGTCCACTGAACAGCAACGATAGATACTCTAGGGTTTGTAGCTGCACCAGCAACTTCTGAAACGTCTACTACCTTTAAGGCGTCTCCGTTTGTTCCAGAAATTGTGTGCTTTGTCACAAGCTCAAAGTCCGAATCTACTAATGTCTGTGTTACAATGGCCATTATCTACTCCCTTAGATTGATAACATTTCTTTCTCAAAATAATTCAAAAGTTCCTTTTCGGACACTTTATATTTTTTAGATACTTCTTTTATACTTTTTTCGAAACTATTTAGGAAATCTGAAGGTTTAGAATCCATTTTTTGGAATATAATATCAATAGCATCCTTCATCTTAGGAGAAAGTTTCTTATACTCCTTAGATTTTTTATGCTCATCCTTCTCAATTACGGATGTATATACTCCACTAAAATTCTTAGACATCACTGTCCTCTGGTTCTGTTGACATAGTTTTTACAAAAGTGTTTGCTAAATCTCGTCTTTTTACTTCTAAAGCATCACCGACTTTAGCACCGACAGTAGATTTAAATACTTCTTCTGCACCTATGTTATTACCTGCTACAATTGCGTCTACAAATTCTCTACTCATAATTAATTTCCTTCTTTTTCTGG